AAGGAAATAAAAAAATGAAACTTATTACTGAACATACCAACAATGTTGAATATATTGTTGAAGGCAAAGGAAAACAACAATACATCAAAGGTGTATTTATGCAATCTGATGTTAAAAATCAGAATGGTAGAGTTTATCCTTTTGGTGTTCTTCAACGTGAAGTTAAAAATTATAATAATAAATTTGTGAAAGAAGGCAGAGCTCTCGGTGAACTTGGACATCCTATGGGTCCAACAATTAACCTTGATCGTGTTTCACATCTTATTACAGAACTATATGAAGATGGTAAGGATTTTATTGGTAAAGCAAAAATCATGGATACACCAAACGGTAAGATAGTCAAGAATCTTTTGGAATCTGGTGTTCGTCTTGGTGTTAGTTCAAGAGGATTGGGAACAGTTAAAGCAAATAAAAGTGGTGTAAATGAAGTTCAAAAAGATTTTACGTTGAGTACAGTGGATATTGTAGCTGATCCGTCAGCACCTGCTGCTTTTGTAAATGGTATCATGGAAGGAAAAGAATTTAGTACAACAGGTGAAGTTGAACATTACATTAAAAAAGATGTTCATAACACTAATTCAAAGAAATTAGATGAGAAAAAACTCAAATTATTTGAGAAATACCTCGGAAATCTGTAATATTATAAATATATACAGACTTAAAACACAACCTTAAAGGAGAAGCAACATGGCTAAAACTGAAGAAATCCTAGAAGATGGAAAAAGTGACGAAGAATTGGAAAAAGAAATTATGGAAGCTGCCAAAAAAGCAGAAGAAAAGAAAGCTAAGAAAGAAGAATTCCCCCCAGCTAAAGACGATGATGATGATGAAGAAGAGGAAGAAGAAGAAGTAAAAAAAGAAGCAAAAAAAGTGAAGAAGGAAGAAGATGACGAAGATGATGAGGAAGAAGTAGAAGAAGCTAAAAAAGAAGTGAAAAATGAAGATGATGATGAAGATGAGGACGAAGAAGAAGTTGAAGAAAAGAAATCCAAGAAGGAAGATATCGAAGTAGATGTTTCTACTGATGTTGCCGCTCTTGTTGAGGGTGAAGAACTTTCAGAAGAATTTAAAACTAAAGCTGCTACGATTTTCGAAGCCGCTGTTAAATCTAAAATCGCTAGTATTCGTAAACAGATTCGTGAAGAAACGAAGAAAGAAACGGATGAGCGTATTGAGTCTATGCAGTCTGAAATGACTGAGAACATGGATAACTATCTCAATTATACAGTAAAAGAATGGATGGAAGAAAATAAACTCGCAGTAGAAACTGGTGTTCGTAACGAAGTCACCGAGAGTTTTATTTCTGGTTTGAAGAAGTTGTTTGAAGAGCATTATATTGATGTTCCGGACGAGAAGGAAGATGTATTTGAAAATCTGGTCGTTGAAGTTGCTGAGTTGGAAGAGAAACTTGACGAACAAACAGAGAAGCATATGGAAACAGTGAAAGAATTGAATACCTATAAAGCATCTCATATTTTCAAAACAATTTCCGAAGGAATGGTTGATACTGATATAGAGAAGTTTGTTGAATTGGTTGAAGACGTTGACTACGATACTGATAAACAGTATAAAGAAAAACTGAACACAATCAAGAACAGCTATTTCAAGTCAGACAAAAAAGATGTAACAGACAATAAAGAAACTGCAGGTACTAACAATCCAGTTGCAGATGGAAAAGGTGATGCCAAAATGGATAGTATCATGAATGCAATTTCTAATATGTCTAAAAAGTAATTTTGTAATGGAATGAATGAAAAACAAATTTAATTAATTAATCAATTTACAAGGAGTATTAAAATGTATCTTTCAGAAGATATTAAAGAAAAATGGGATGGTGTTATGAAACACGAAGACCTTCCTGAAATTAAAGACACTTACAGACGAGATGTAACATTGCGTTTGTTGGAAAATCAAGAAGCTTTCTTGAAAGAAGCCGCTCCTACGAATAGTTGGGGTGCATCTTCATCTACAGCTGGTTCAGGCGCTATCGACTCTTGGGATCCGATTATGATCTCTTTGGTTCGTCGCTCTATGCCTCATCTGATGGCTTATGATATTTGTGGTGTTCAGCCTATGACTGGACCTACAGGACTGATTTTCGCAATGAAATCAAACTACACTGATCAATCTGGTGCTGAAGCTCTGTTTGGCGAAGCAGATACAGATCATTCTGGTGTTGGTACTCATGTTGCTACAGACGGAACAAATAATCCGTTTGCTGGAACGTGGACACATGGTACAGGTGATACGAATGCTAATATGGAAGCTTATGGTTCTACTGGTGGAACTGCGTTCGGTGAGATGGCTTTCACCATCGACAAAACTTCCGTAACTGCAAAATCTCGAGCTCTGAAAGCTGAATACTCTACGGAGTTGGCTCAAGACTTGAAAGCAGTTCATGGTTTGGATGCTGAGACAGAATTGTCTAACATTCTTTCTACGGAAATTCTTGCTGAAATCAACCGCGAAGTTGTTCGTACTATCTACACAGCTGCTAAAGCAGGTGCGCAGACTAATGTAACAGCTGGCGGAACTTTCGATCTGGACACCGACTCTAATGGTCGTTGGTCAGTTGAGAAGTTCAAAGGTTTGATGTTCCAGATTGAACGTGATCGTAACGAGATTGCTTTTGACACGCGACGTGGCAAAGGTAACTTCATGATCTGTTCTGCTGATGTTGCTTCTGCATTGTCCATGAGTGGCATGTTGGAAACAGGTCACGGAACTGGTGGCGACTTTTCTTCCAGTACCTATGTTGGTACAATGAACGGAATGAAAGTATATGTTGATCCATACTATGGAACAACTGCTGGTCAATTCTATGTTGTCGGATATAAGGGATCTTCTCCTTATGACGCTGGCATGTTCTATTGTCCTTACGTTCCACTGCAGATGGTTCGTGCAATGGGAGAGAACACATTCCAACCGAAAATCGGCTTCAAAACCCGATATGGAATGGTTTCTAATCCGTTTACGGCTATTACATCTGGTGCAAACTCCTACTACCGTAAGGTTGTAGTTACAAACTTGATGTAATCTTAGTTTTACACTAGAAACAGGGACCTTCGGGTCCCTGTTTTTTTTTGTCTAAAACTAAACTTCTTCCTTGTATTGGGGTTTTTAATTTAGTATAATTCGTATGTGGTGGTGTTCAGATGGATCAAGTAATACATATATAATATTACTTCTTTAATGGCTTTATTGAGTATATAATGTTAAGCATTAATAAAGCATTAATGATTATTCCTGTTAAATCAAGTTCCCACCATTTAGCTTTTGTTGTATAGCCTTTAGCATGTTTATGATGATTTGAATGCCATCCCTCACCAAATGTTAGTAAAGCCACCCACCAAGTATTCTTTGATCTATCAGCTATTCTATAATTAGTATAGCCCCATTTATGACAAGCACTATTGACCAACCAAGTCACATGGTAGACTACTACCAGTCTTACAAAGATTCCCCATACTACCCATGAGATACCTCCCATTAAATAGAATAGACAACCCAAAGCTATTTGATTAAGAACAAAATATTTTTCTAGGAATTGATAAAATTTGTCGCCATTAATATCTTTAGTATATTTTCTTAATCGTGCTTTATTATCGAATCTGTATCTATCATAGCACATCCATCCAATATGTGACCACCAAAAACCTTGACTTGCGTTATGTGGATCATTTGATGTATCCGATGCTTCATGATGCATTCTATGTTGTGCTATCCATTTTAGAGGGCCGTTCTGGCAGGCAAGTGTTCCACAAAATACAACAAAATAGTCTAGCCATTTTGGTAGGAATACGCTTCTGTGACATAGATATCTGTGAAACCCAAAACAGACTCCTATACTGGCTGTAAGCCAATACATAAAGGCAAACAGACCAACTGCTGACCAACAGAATGTAGATGGGAGAAAAGCTAGGAGAGCTCCTAGATGTAGAAAGATGAACCAGCCGATAGTTGTTTTATTCAATTTCATTTTTTTCCTTGTGTAAATATTATAAATATAGTATAGTGTAATATATATAATAGTAAAATAAAAGGAAAAACTTATGGCAATTCGTAATCAACCAACTAACCTCAATCAGCTTAACGTAGTATCGTTTGAAACTAACTTTCTTAGAATGCCTAATGTCAGCTATTTCTGCCAGAGGGTGAGTATTCCAAGTATCACATTAAGCAACACTATTCAAGCAACACCATATTCTAATATCCCAATAGAAGGAGATGTATTAGAGTTTGAAGATTTATCTTTAAGTTTTATCGTTGATGAAGATATGCAGAATTATTTAGAACTTTATAACTGGCTTCAATCATTGGGATTTCCAGACAGATATGCTCAATTTGATAATGAAACATTAGCTATTAAATCTGATATGAATATTATCATACATACGAATAAATCAAATCCAAATTATAGTATAGGGTTTAAAGATGTATTTCCAACATCTCTTGGAACTATCGCTTTTGACACTAACGCTACCACATTAGATCCAATAGTAGTGGATGTTGTCTTTAAATATACGGGGTCATTTACCGTAAGCAAACTAACTTAACTACTTCCTTGTATAATCCCTCAAAATTTAGTATAATTGTTTTATGAATATTAATGATTTGAAAGAAATGTGCGTAAAAGACACAGCAATTGATGTTACTGACCTTGATGGGTATTCTGTATCAATTCCCGAATTATCTAACAAATACCATCAACTAGCTTATACTGAAAAAAATATTTTACGTTTTCTTCAAAGTGAATATAAAATTATAAAACTTGCTAGATGGAAGTATTATTCTGGAAAGGCTGATCCAAAAGAATATGAAGATGAACCGTTTGATTTGAAAGTTTTAAAAAATGATATGGATATGTTTTTAGATGGTGATGCCCAAATTATTACTAAAAAGAATAAGATGGACGAGCAAGAAGAAAAGATTAAATTGATAAATGAAACTGCTAAAGTTATTCAAAATGCATCATTTAATATTAGTAATACTATAAAATGGAAAAAGTTTTTAGCGGGTGATTTGACATGATAGTTGTTGCAAAGTTAAACGAAACATATATACAATTGTCCTGTGAACGACATATTGCTTATGAATTAAATGAATACTTTTCTTTTAAAGTCCCCAATGCACAATTTCATCCAAAAGTAAGATCAAAAATGTGGGACGGAAAGATAAGACTT